CCGATCTATACATTTCCACCGGTTACGTTGGCAGTGGCACTTACTGAACCACCAGTCAACAAGTTGCCACCTGTGATGTTAGAAGTAGCAGATATCAAACCACCAGTCAAGACGTTACCACCAGTTACATTACCACTTGCTGTGACAACAGAGCCGATCAAAGTTGAACCGGTAACAGTACCGGTTGCTGAAATCAAGCCACCTGTCAATAGGTTACCACCTGTAGTGTTCCCACTTACACTTAATACGCCGGTGATATATTCGCCTGTGGTGGCAAACACTGCCACGTTTGATGTGCCATCAACACTGACTGCCACGTTGGCATTGGCTGCATAGATACTGACATTTGATGTGCCATTGTTGATGTTAGCAACGCTAGTAATGACTCCACTTAAGAAAGCACCATTACCTAAAATATAGTTACCGGTTACGTTACCGGTCGCTGATACTAGACCAGCAGTTAATAAGTTACCACCTGTTATATTGGCTGAACTTGTGATTGTGCTTGTGGCAGAGATCAATCCACCTGTGTTGATGTTACCGCCAGTTACATTGCCACTTGCTGTGACAACTGAACCAATCAGGGTTGTACCAGTTACTGTACCGCCTGCACTTACTAATCCACCTGTCAACAAGTTAGCACCGGTTACGTTACCGCCTGCACTTGCTGTGCCACCTGTTGCTAAATTACCACCAGTAACAGTACCGTTTGCACTTAATACGCCGGTGATATATTCGCCTGTGGTGGCAAATACAGCCACGTTGGCAGTTCCACCCACTGTAATAGCAATGTTACTATTGGCAGCGGCTGCAATATTTGAAGTTCCAGCCGAGATCGGAAAACCAGCACTGGCAGCCGCAACACCGGTTAACTGTGAACCATTACCAAAGTAGTACCCGGTGGTGCTTATGTTCCCGGTTGCACTGATTGTGGTACCAACTGTGAGCGCACCATTTACAGCAATGGTGTTGGCTGTGATAACGTTGGCAGTGGATAAGATTCTAGTCCATGAATTGGTTGCACTAGAATACTGGTATGATACCTGGTTTACTACGGTTACTTGTCCATTTGTGGGCGATACTGGGAATGACATATAAAAATTTCTCCTGCTATACTGTTACTTATGTCAAACTGAAAATTTTACTTTGACACATTTGTTAATTATTTTATTTTTGTTTGCTCTGCTAACCACTGCTCTCGGGTCATTTGCGGCGGTTGTACTGCGGTTTTTTGCTGTTCTAACCACTGTTCTCTGGTCATCTTTTGAACACTTTCCAAAGATGCTTGCTCTCTCAACCACTCTTCTGCGGTCATGGTACGAGTGACCGTGACCATATTTGTTGGTGTTGCAATGGGCACAGTTTTGACTTCAACTTGCGATGCTAACCATTCTTCTCGTGTCATTGGCGTTACTGACTGTTGTTGTGCTAACCACTGTTCTGCAGTCATCTTTGTTGTTGCTTCTTCTGCCAACCACTGCTCAACTGACATTGTTGGCGCCGACTGCTCTGCAGTTTGTGCATGGTTCGGAGAATATCGTGGGTATTTTTGCTTTACTGCCCGTATTCTGGCGGCCATCTCTGCTGGAAATACCCCAGCATGGTATAGCGCATCCAATTGTTCCTGGATACTAGGATATTCTCTAGCACGATTTCTTTGATATTCATTCCAGTCATAGGCCTGTTGCAAACGCTGTTGTTCTGCCTGTATTTGCTCTATGGTCACCGGAGCGACTTCAGGGTTGTGCCAAACTATTTCTTGATTGTATATGCCCACGCTGACTTCTGCGCCGGGCACCAAACTTTGGATAGCATGAAATACAGTTATCATGATGCGGCAATCTCCTGCACTATCAACCAAATATTTGTGCTGGTCAGTGTACTGCTGGCGTTAGATACCTTTTGCTGTAGTTTGTAGGTCACAGGACTTGTGGTTCCTGGTGAATCCATATAACTGTAACTCACCGCCCCTGTTGCGCCAACCCCTGTTGCGCCAACTGTTTGTATCTGTAAACTGGTGCTAGGTGATCTAACTAACTGAGTGTCAGCACTAATGTCTTGTCCTACTACCGAAGTGAAACCACTTGTGCCTGTGGCTATAACAAGAATTTTACTGGTTGCACTAGATGGTGTAATTATCACGTTGGCATAACTGATATCAGCATAAGATGTACTGTTAGTTGTACTACCACCCAGACTTGAACTCATTACCGTTTGCACCACAGCGCCCAAAGGCATGTTGTATGCAGGCAGTCTGTTGTTGGTGTAGAGATTTTGTGTGTAGGTGTTGCGGAAATATGCAGTGCTATTTCCCACATCATAACTGACATTGGCAACTGGCAACAATGTACCAGAAATTGCCACATTGGCGACCACTCCGCCGGCAAAGGCAGGACTGGTAGTATCGATCCAGTAATTACTTGTGCCATCATAAAGGTATTCGTATAGAACATCATTGGCGGTATCATACCACTGATCAGTTACTTTGGGTGCTGGACTCACAGGAGGTGCGGTATTGGCTGTGTATACAATGCCCGGAGGAACTGGTGTGCCATTGGCGTAATAGTAATTGTTTGAAAGTATGTTGCCACCAGTGATGTTACCACTGGCACTCATCGCCCCGGTAATGTATGCACCTGTGTTGGCCACAACTATCACATTGCCTGTGCCGTTCACACCCATGGTAATATTGCCATTGGCGGTGGCGATGTTCACATTACTTGTGCCATTGCTGATGAATGTGGTGTCTACTCCAAACTCACCAACGTATCTGTAACCCACAATATAAATTACGTTGGCTGTTCCTGTACCAATAGCAGTTGGTATGGTTGCGCCATTAAAGTTTAGAACACCAGACTGGTAATCAAAGAACCAGGTGTCATCGCTGCCAGAACCGGCACCAAATAACTTGGTACCTGCTGTCTGAGGATTGCTTATGTTTGCGGCACCAGCATACACTTGTACCAGGTAGTTGTCGCCAAACTGTGTAGGAATCCAGTTGATTGAGTTTGTCTTCCAGGTTTGATTGTCAGGTGCTGTTAGGTCTTCGGTACATTGTACAGCAGGACTGTATCCAGCGCCGCCACCATCTTTGTATACCTGTACCAATGATGTGGTATTAGCCGGAGGCGAAGCAGGTATGCTTCCACTCTGTGTCCAAATGAGATCGCCACGATACAGCAGTGGACTGGGTATGGTTTCGTTGAAGGCTTGCTTGGATTCAGGCTCGGCTGTTTTGGTCACGCCATAGCCGACCTTTTTCCAAAGATAATCAATCTTTTGTGATTCGTTAAACGAGGCGGCCATTAAGTTGCTACTCCTATCGACAAGGCTGTAATGGACTGTCCAGAAGCCAATGCAATTCTAATTAAAATGTTAGTCCCAGTACTATTGGCAGCGTTTTGTCCTCCCAAGGTCATTGTGTATCCTACGTTGGCTATTGCTGTATTTAACGGTATCACATCCGCACCGGTTAATGCACATCCGTTTGAACCGTTGCCACCAGTACCGCTGGCAGCACCAGGAACCCCTGCTCCGGCATACTGTGTAGATGCTTCCAGCCATCCGTTAATGGTACTAGTAGGGCCTGGGAATCCCGGTGTGGGCGATGAGAATCCGCCGGAATCAATTGTGGTTCCTGGTGCTGCCACCCAAACACCTGCAACACCTGTGGTTGTGGTCAGTCTGATGTCAAAGTTTGCTAAACTTGGTCTTGCAAACGCAAAAGTAAAGTACTGTGTGGTGGTGCGATTTCCACCAATTGACAAGTTTGGTCCTACTGGCAAATATCCTGTTGACAAATCAACTGCATATCGTTGGAGTACCCCATACCGCACAACTGCTTCAGGCGTGTTAGCAATGGTTTGTGCTCCAGACCAAGCATTAGATGTATAGTAGTTTATGCTGTTGGCAAACACAGGAGTATTGCCTGCGGTACTCATCACAATACGTATGGCTGCTTGTGTGTTGGCAGTGGGTGTGCAAGTGATTGACTGTTCGTTTATGCCAGAGTTTGCACCAGCATACATCTGTATGTTAGCAGGCAATTGCACTGTGGTACTGGTTCCTATCACGTTGAATATGTTGGCCTGCAACGTAGCCACTACGTTGTTGGCACCTGTTAAGTTGGCGGTCATGTTGCCAAGTGTGTAATTTGAACCAATGCCCACATTGGCATTCAAGTTTGAACCTGTTAAAAAACTGTTGGCGGCATTGTTGATTGTGCTGAGTGCTTTGGTTTGTGTTGCAGATACCAATGCTCCTGATCCTTCTGACACTGTTCCACTGGCTAAAATAAAAGGATCAGCACTTCTAAATGTCTGTCCAGACAAGTTTGCCACTTCCAAATTGGCAATGGTAATTGTGGGCGATCCTGTGTTGTAGTAAGGAATACCCGAAATGTATCTGTAGGTTCCTGCAGTGGCTTCGACCATTGCGGTATTGGCGGTAACAATACTAGGTGCCGAATTCAAATTGTCTTTGACAAATCCCACATAGTTAGTGTTGCCTGTTACTGAGTCTACCAATTTGTAGTTGTTGTAACCAGTGCCCAAACTACTCAAAGCACAAGCAATGTTGGCATTGAATACTTTGTAGAAATAACTGGGCACCGCGGCATTGGCCACGTGCAAATCTCGATCTTGTGTTACAACCAATGCTCCTGATGTTCCAACTGTGTTACTCACATTGCTGAATGTCACATTACCGGCATTGGCATTGTTGACATAGGCAAACAAGTTGGCCGTCAACTGACTTGAACTTATTCCTGTATTGGCGTTTATAATATTGGCTGCGGTAGCAATAGTTGTTGTGGTTGCAAAGCGTGTGACACTTACACCGTTGGCCACAATGTTGCCACCTGATGCATCTCTTGCGCCGGCTGCCAACAAAGGACTGGTTCCTTCACTAGTGTTAGCAATAGCCAAGTTAGAGAAGCCACTGAGGTTTGTGGGTGCTGTGGGGTTGCTGGCAATAAAAATATATCCAGTGGTAGTCAATGTATTGCTTTGTGCTGTGCTAGTTATACCGTTAGGTGTACCATTGGCTGTGAGCGCCACAGTAAACGCACCAGTGCTGTTGTAGGTATGAAGGGTGTTGGCCACATTTGACACACCATTGCTAAATGTGCTGTCACCCCAGGACCAGTTGGCCAAATTGCTGTTTTGGCTGGTATTCTGGAATGTAAAGGTAGAACGATTGGAATTGTTATAGTCGGTATACAGATATCCAACTCGGGCATTGCCTGTGTTGGCTGTGGCATCTGTTATGACGTTGGCTGTGGTTCCAATATAGTTGGCACGAGTCTGTGGTTCAACAGTGATGGTGATGTTACCACTCTTGGCCGGGCTGGTACTGTAGCCAGTGTACAAGAACAAGTTGGCCGTGAACTGTTGATATGCATTAGCAGCCTGGTTGGCAGCACTCAGTGCAAATGTGTTGGTGACGTTGGCGGCACTTGGGTTACCTGCAATACCTGTTCCCACGTTAACGTTACCAACATTACCATCACCATAATTGAAGTTGTACAATTGTTGTGCGCCAAAACTGGCTGTGTTTCCAGGAGTACCATTTGAATCATTACGGAAACTTATGCCACCAAGTCCATTGATCACGTTGGCTCGATTGGCAGTGACAAACACATTGCCTGTTTGTGGCGAGTAAACTTTGACGTTGCTGGCTGATGATACAACAGTGACGTTGCTGGGTCCGGCTGTGTTACTAGTACCACTCAGGATCACGCTGTACAAACTGTCTGCGTTGGCTGAAACAGAATTGTACTGATGAGTCACATTGGTAAACGATGTATTGCCTAACCCAGGTCCGGCAGTAAAGTTAGCAGTACCGTCGCCAAAACTCAAATCATACCAAGTCACATACTGACTGGTGTTGGTTATGGTTATAGTGTTGCCAGTATTGAAACTGTTGCTACTCAGAGTAAATGATGGTATTGGACTTGGAGTGTACAACACAATGTTCGAAATGTTGGCGGTACTGGTAGAACCTTTGGCACCATTGGCTGCATTGCCGTTATAGGTTCCATTGGTATTGAAGGCAGTGAAGGTTACTGTGTAAGTTCCGCCCGAAGCATTACTAAATGTGTGAGTGGCATTGGCTGTGGTAACATTGGCTGTACCATCACCAAATTGCCACAAGAAACTGTTAGGATTACCAATATAATAACTGGTGAATGCCACCGTTAATGGACTGGGTCCAGAATAAACATTGGCAGTGATGTAAGCATTGCCCACGTATGTGCTGTTGGCAATGTTTAATGACACTTGATTTAGATCATCTAAGCCATCTGTAACAAAAGTTGCTGTGGTCCACCCAGGATATGCAACGTTGACTGTTAGGCTACCATCTGTGGGGGTTCCCAAAGTGATTGTGTTACCTTGACCGCCGGATGCAATAACTCCAGTGAGTTGACTACCGTTACCAATAAAGAAATTACCAGAAATGTTACCAGTTGCCGAGACTACACCAGCAGTTAGCACATTACCAAGTGTAGCATTGCCGGTTGCGCTGAGTAACCCTGACGTGAGTACGTTTCCGCCAGTGACATTACCAGTGGCACTTACCAGGCCGCTTGTGTTGACATTTCCACTGTTGATGTTGCCTATTAAACTTAAACTTGTACCTGTTGCGGCACCAATGTTGGGTGTGGTTAGATTAGCGCCTGCTTTGACAATGATGTTACCAGTGACATCAAATGCAGTGGTGTTGTTGTCTACCTTGGCATTAAACTGTGTACCTATTAGGCTTAGACCAGCATCCACATTGGCCGTGTAGGCTGTTGTTTGACTAAACAAGGCAAAAGTAATATTGCTTGTGCCAAACGTAATAGTACCTGTAGGTGCGTTAACTACAAATGCTGAACCAGCATTAACGTTACCGTTTGTGGTAAAGAAGTAATCGTTTAGACTCAGTTGATTAGCACTATCTGGGCCATATTCGTCTGCATCAGTTGAACGAACTATAACAGTGGCATTGCTCCAAGTATACACACCATTGTATACCGCATTACCTTCGTTCTTGACAAGAATACGTGTGCCTGCTGTTTGCACATTGGCTGTGTCAATTAGATTAAATGAACCAGTAGTACTCAAATATGCGCCAACACCATTGCTAACACCATTGGGTTGTGTGTAACTGATTGTACCACTTGTGGCCACTGCTAGTGTGGTTGTGGTGGCTGCATACACCGGTGAATGGAATGACAATGCTGACGACACCATGTTGTCAACATACAATTTTGTTGCGGCGTCAGTATCTTGTGCTGGATATGCTACACTATTAATAAACGTGTTGGCCAACACAATGTTGCCAGCAGGTTGTAAATTCAAATTACCTGAGGCTGTGGTGATTGTTAGTTCGCCGCTTGTGGGACGAATATTACTGGTGTTTACGTTTCCAGCAATTACATTACCTGTGACGCTTGCAAATCCCGTAGCAAAAACATTGTTGCCTGAAATATTACCAGCGGCGCTAATTAAGCCACCTGTTAGTAGATTGCCGCCAGTTGTATTTCCTGTTACTGTTAAGTTGGCCAGTGTTCCAACTTGGGTTAGACTTGAATATAAAACATTTGAACTCAGTGTGTTACCAGTTAATGCATTGGCGTTTACACTAGATGCTGTAACACCTGTTAACTGACTGCCATTACCAATAAAGTAGTTGCCAGAAATGTTACCGGTTGCCGAAACAACTCCACCAGTTAAGACATTACCACCTGTGATATTGCCACTTAAAGATGCTACAGATCCTAACAAACTGGAACCAGTGACTGTACCAGTTGAACTAATCAATCCACTAGTTAAGATGTTACTGCCTGTGATATTACCACTTGCACTTAACAACCCTGTGATGTATTCCCCTGTGGTAGCAAACACTGCTACATTTGATGTTCCACCAACACCAACTGTGACATTGCCGCCCGAACTTACTACTGTAACATTACTTGTGCCATTGTTGATATTAGCCACACTTGTAATAACACCAGTTAGTAATGCACCATTACCAAGAATATAATTACCAGTTACATTGCCGGTTGCTGAGATTACACCACCTGTTAGTACATTGCCGCCGGTGGCATTACCGGTTACGCTCAAGTTGGCTAAATTACCAACCTGAGTCAGGCTTGAGTACAAGACATTTGAACTTAGTGTGTTACCAGTTAATGCATTAGCATTTACATCTGACGCAGAGACTCCAGTTAATAATGAGCCGTTACCAACAAAATAGTTGCCGGATATGTTAGCCGTTGTTATTACAGGTCCGGTTAGGCTGACCAAGTTACCAGTATAAGTTGGCAAGTAATTGGCCACATCAGCATTGCTGTAGCCTGCTGGCAGTCCGGTAATGAATGCACCATTACCCAACAAATAACTACCGGTAACGTTACCTGTTGCACTTACCTCGCCAATGATATAGGCGCCAGTATTGGCAAAAGATGCAATGTTGCTTACGCCTGCTGAACTTATTGTAACGTTGCCGTTAGCGGCCACAACAACATTGCTGTTTCCGTTTAAGATCGAAGTACCAGCACTGACTGTAATACCAGTTAATTGCGAGCCGTTACCAATAAAATAACTGCCTAAGACATTACCGGCTGTGAGTAGATTTCCACCTGTGATATTACCCGTAGCACTGAGAGACGCGGCGCCAAATGTTCCCGAAATAGAAACATTGCCTGCAGATAGATTGCCAGTTACTGATATCGAAGAACCAATAAGATTATTGCCATAGACATTGCCTACAGCAGAAATAATACTGTCAACGTTGATATTGGCCGCATGTATATTGCCAGTATCCACGTTACCGCCAGTAATATTACCAGTGGCCGTAATAAATCCGGTAGTAACAAAATTGCCGCCTTGTACCTTTCCAGTAGCACTGACAATGTTAGATGTTATTGTACCACCAGGTGCATTGACATTACCACCTTGTATATTGCCTGTTGCTGATACTTGACCACTGGTTGTGATATTACCCCCAACTATATTGGCAATGGCTGTGACAGTTGTGGCCGTGACAGTTGTTCCAATTAAATTGTTACCTGTTATATTACCGGCTGCAGAAATAGTTGATGCAACTGTGACTGTGTTTGCATTGACTCTGCCAGTATCAACATTGCCACCTGTAATGTTACCTGTGGCTGATATTTGACCTGCGGTGCGTAAATTACCACCGGTGATGTTAGAAGTGGTTGTTACTGGGCCTGTCAGACTGACTAGGTTACCGGTGTATGTGGGCAAGAAAGCCGCCACGTTGGCATTGCTGTAATTACCGGCTGGCAAGTTTGTAAGTTGACTACCATCACCAATAAAGTATGCACTGGTAGTGATGTTGGCCACTGCTGATATCAATCCACTTGCAGTGATGTTGGCCGCATTGACTCTACCTGTGTCAAGGTTGGCCGCAGTGATATTACCTGAGGCCAGTATTGTGCCCGATGTTCTTAAATTACCACCTGTTACGTTGGCAGTGGTTGTTACTGGTCCTGTCAGGCTGACTAGATTACCAGTGTATGTGGGCAAGAAAGCCGCCACGTTGGCGTTGCCATAATTGGCATTTATACCTGTGAGTAAACTACCATCACCAATAAAGTAACTACTGGTGGCAATATTGCCCACAGCACTTATGGTAGTACCTGTGGTGATGTAACCTGCGTTTAATCTACCGGTGTTAATGTTACCGCCAGTGATATTACCAGTGGCTGATATCTGTCCTGCTGTTCTTAAATTTCCACCGGTTACATTGGCTGTGGTTGTGACCGGACCGGTTAGGCTAACTAGGTTACCAGTATATGTAGGCAAAAAGTCTGCTACATTGCTGTTACCATAACCAATGTTGATACCAGTTAGTAATGCACCATTACCTAAAATATAATTGCCAGCGATATTGCCGGTGGCACTAACTGTGCCGGCAACATATGCTCCGGTGTTGGCAAATGTTACAACATTGCTGGTACCGTTAACAGTGACAAAGATGTTTGATCCAGCGGCAGGTATATTAATATTGCTGTTACCATTTGTAACTTGACTACCAGTTGTGGCCACAATGCCAGTGAGTTGACTGCCGTTACCAATAAAATACCCAGCAGTAATATTGCCTGTGGTTGTTATACCTCCAGTGGTATTAATACCACCGGTGCCCAAATAGATGGAGTTAAAACGCAAACTAGGAGTACCAATGTCGTAAACATTGTCAAGCCTAGGAAATAAAGTATTGTTGAATTGTACACGTCCAATTCCTGATGGACTTAAGATTAAATTGCTGTTGAGAACTGTGGTGGTAATAGTATTATTACCAATTTGAATGTTGCTGAGCACTGGCCCTGCGGCAAAAATCTGATTGAAGTTTTCATTGGTATAGTCAAATGCTGTACGTAACGGACTGCCCTGCCCATCATCTGGGTAAGCACCAATGTCAATGATATACTGTGTCATAAATTAGAGTCTCTGATTGTATTTACCGCAATCAAATATACTCCGAGATTGAGCAGGTGCTAGAGATCTTGACCCGTTGACACACGATCTTGAAACATCTGCATGGGTATGTGTAGGAGATTGTTAAAGACTTTTAGTTCTCGGATGTCTGCTGTGGTTGCTCCACACACTCGTACGAATGTTATATGAGGGAAATCCCGTACAATAGTACACAATTGTTTTACCCAATTGCCGGTGTATGTGGGCGCGGCATCTTGTTTTTTGTAAAAATCTGTGCCAGCATACACATTATTGAACTTTTGATTCACAGTAGGCCCCATGTCAAAGCCCAACATATACACAGTTTGATGCTGGTCCAAGGCTGCAAGAGCAACAGCAATAGGCCCTGAACTGTTGCTGTGATACTTTTTGGGCACAGGTAAGGCACCTAATTTGTGTATGGGTTTGCGGGTATGAAATCTATGTGTGGCACTGTACCCAGACTTTTGTATACTTTCAGCAATGGGTTTGTCTGTGGCCACGAGACAGTCGGGCTCAAAATCTCTGTAGAGTCCGTTACAGCCGTATATCTTGCCTAATGTTTTTAATTGAATTAAATCTACTGCTTGCCGGCTAATGCCATTGCCACACACAAATGCTCTAGTCATAAAAAATCCCCCTTGTAGTTAGCAAGGGGGATGTTAGGGTGTTACAAATTAACTTGTAACGTTGACCACTTGAGCCAACTGTAATGAACCGTTGTTTGCGTCTACACCGTTGATGATCTCTGCACCGGACCATGTGACTGTGCCTTCGTCTGTGAAGAAGTTGGTTACATAGAAGTTTTCACTTGAGTAAATGTTTTCGCCATCATTGCTGTTGCTGTAGTTGCCATAAGTCATGCCGTTCCAGTCACGGATCCACTTGTTAGTGATGTAACT